TCACTTGGATACTTGAAAGGTCCAGCAGATATGATACAATATTATGATAAAATGTTTAACGAGTCTGTACAGGCTCTCGCAACATATGAGATGGGGCGTGACCGTAGAGACGAATTTCGAGACGGCGTTATTCGTATCCCTCTCGAGTCAAAGAACCCATAGGAGGTCAACATGGCAATTACTCAAGCTGTTTGTAACAGTTTTAAAGTGGAGATTCTGAAAGGCTTGCATGATTTTACAGCAACGACAGGGAACACTTTTAAATTAGCGCTTTATGATTCAGAAGCAACATTAAGTAAATCAACTACTGCATATGCAACACCAGATGAAGTAGGTGCATCAGGAACATATGCTGCAGGCGGAGGAGCATTAACATCAGTAACACCAGTATTATCAGGTGATACGGCTGTTTGTGATTTTTCACCTGATTTATCTTTTACGAGTGCAACAATTTCTGCACAAGCTGCTGTAATTTATAATAGTTCAACGGTATCAGGATTAACTACGAATGCTGCTGTTTGTGTTTTGGATTTTGGTGGAGTTAAATCTTCATCTGCTGGAACATTTACAATTACATTCCCTGCTGCTGAAGCCACTGCTGCAATTTTAAGAATAGCATACGGAGATAAATTATGGCTTCCGTCCAAGGATGGGGCCGTCTGACTTGGGGCTCAGGTGCATGGGATGAATATGCTCCTGTAGACGCTACAGGCAATGGCCTCACGTCAAGCACTACAACTCCAACAGTTGTTACTGATCAAGTTATTTCTGTAACTGCTGCGGGATTAACATCCTCAGTTGGGACAGCTACTGGTACAGGTATTGCTAATGCAACACCATCTGGTGTGGTTGCAACCTGGCAACCTATAGGCACATACATTGTTCAATCCGATTATATTTTTCCTATTACAGGTACCTCAGCTACTTCTTCGGAAGGAGATGTTACTACTACTGTAGAAATAAGAGCAGGATGGAATAGAGCTAAAGATATTACTACTGGAGCTACTATTGGTTGGGGTGACCAACAATGGGGTGCTTCGGGTGGATCTTATGCTGTAAGTGGGGAAGCCTTAACGGCTACGAGTGGCACTGGGTCTACAGTTACTACTGATCAAATAATTTCACCTACGGCTAATGGTCTTACTACCTCTATTGGTACTTATTCAATTACAGGAGATGCGGGAATAACTATTGTAGCCGCTTCAGAACCTGAATTAGATGTTTATACAGGATCGGTAGCTATTTCTATTTCACCAACTGTTGAACCAGCCGGACAAGTTGGTACTACGGCTGTAGGGGATGTATTAACCTCTATTTTTGTTACAGGAGTTTCTGCTACAATTAGTGAGGGTGATGCTGTTCAAGAAACAAGTTATATGGCCCCAAGTGAGGAAGCCACAGTTTCTATAGGAACTTTAAATATTCAAACTGATGTAACCTTTACATTAACAGGAGTTTCTGCTACAAGTAGTACTGGAACATTAGGTGGGATCTTTTGGTCTGAGGTTGATGATTCTAACAGTTCTATGAGTTGGACAGAAGTTCACAAGGCTGCATAAAAGTTTTGACAAACTTTATAATAATCAATAAAACTTTATTAGGAGATTAAATGTCAACATATTCAACAGGCTTAAGAATAGAGCTACAAGTAACAGGAGAAAATTCTGGTACCTGGGGTACTATTACAAACAACAATTTCTCTCAAGTTTTTGAATTTGCTATTGCAGGGGTATATGCTGTACCCGCAATTACAACTGGAACATCAACAACTTTAACAAATGCTGATGGTCCTCAAACTCAAGCAGCAAATCAAGCAAGACAAAATCAATTACTTTTTAGTGGAACAGTTTCCACAACTCATACAGTTCAGTTTCCAGCTACACAAAAGACATACGGAATTTACAATAATATTTCAGGTGGTGCAGACATATCTGCAAGGCTTGGAGCAACAGGTAATACTCTTACTATTGCAAACGGTAAATATCGTTTAGTAGCCACAGACGGAACAAATTGGTATGATATATTTTCTTTAGCCGGATTAGGTGAAACATGGGTAGCAAAAACTAATTCAGATTCTCCTTACACGGCTTCTGACGGGGATAATATTTTTTGTGATTGTTCTACGGGAGCAATTACAATAACATTACCCGCATCTCCCTCTATTGGAGCGCAGGTCAAAATTGTAGACGGTGATGGAAATGCCGCTACTAATAACATTACAGTTGGTCGTAATTCTGAAAAAATTCAGGGTGCTACATCTGATTTAACAATCAGTACAAACAACGCTGGCATTTCTTTAGTTTATTACGACGCCACTAATGGGTGGAGGTTGAAATATAATGACTAATGGCTAATTTACAATCAATCACAAAACGAAGTGACGTAGGAACAATAAAACCTTGGGGTAAGGCAACAGCTCCTGTTGGGTATTTATTGTGTGATGGTACTGCTGTATCCCGAACAGATTATGCAGATCTTTTTGGAATTATTTCTACAACTTATGGTTCAGGGAATGGATCAACTACTTTTAATGTACCTAATCTTCAAGGAAAAATGGTGCAAGGATATGATGGTAGTACATATAATTTAGGGGCAACAAGTGGAGCAAACACTGTAACAGTAGCAGTTACCAACAACCAGGCAGGATCGAGTACGGTTACTAATAATCAATCAGTTACGGTAACAGGAAGTATTGATAATACATCATTGACTACAGCTCAACTAGCTGCTCATACCCATTCTATTAATCAAAATAATGGACCAATTACAAGTCGATCTCCCAAATATAGTAAACTGCTAGGTCAAGTAGTAAATGATGGTGGACCAGTTTGGACTCCTAGTCCTGCTAATAATACAGGTTCAGGAACAGGCCATACTCATTCTCATAATTTATCAGGCACATTAACAGGTACAGTAGCAGTAGCTACAAATTTAACAGGAACAGTAACAGCAGCAGGAACAAATTCATTTTCTCCTTATGTTGTAACTAATTATATTATAAGGCATTAAATATTATGGCAAATTTACAAGACATAAGTAACAGAAGTGATGTAGGAACAATTGTTCCATGGGCAAAAGCTACAGCTCCTTCAGGTTATGTATTATGTGATGGTTCTGCTATTTCTAGAACAGATTATGCGGATTTATTTGGCGTAATTTCTACGACCTATGGTGCGGGAAATGGATCAACTACTTTTAATGTACCTAATCTTCAAGGTAAACAAGCACAAGGATATGATGGGGGATCTTCATACGATCTTGCTGATACAGGGGGTGCTAATACTGTAACAGTAGCAGTTACTAATAATCAAGCTGCTTCAAGCACAGTTACTAATAATCAAACTGTTACAATGACTGGTACTATTAGTAATACCTCTTTAACAGAAGCTCAACTTGCTACTCATACACATGATGTTAATGAAAACAATGGTGGTATTACAGGTCGATCTCCTAAACACAATAAAGCTTTAGGACAAAATGTTAATGGTGGGGGACCAACTTGGTATGCTATGGTATATTATACAGGGGATGGCACAGGCCATACCCATTCTCATACTCTTGCTGGAACTTTAACAGGGACAGTAGCAGTAGCTACTAATCTTACTGGAACAGTAACAGCAGCAGGAACAAATTCATTTTCACCTTATGTGGTGGTTAATTATATTATAAAACATTAGGAAAAAACATGGCAACAAAAATAGTTATACTTAACGGAAATTACATTAGGCTAGATAATTCTTATACAATAGCCTGGAGTGATAAAGGTAGTTCAATGCCTGCTCTTCCTGATACTATTCATGCAGTTGTCTGGGATGGAGTAGACAATGAAATTCAAAATAAAGATGCATCTACCCATAACATGACACACAATACACCTCTTTCTTCTACTTCTGATGCAGTAGCTTCTACTACGGTAGCAGAATTATTAACTTGGGGCGAAACTAGAAAGGGGGAATTAGGTGGCTAATTTACAAGACATAGTAAAAAGACAAGAAGTTGGTACTATTAAACCTTGGGGTAAGGCTACAGCACCAGCAGGATATGTATTATGCGATGGCACAGCCATTTCTAGAACAGATTATGCGGATTTATTTGGTGTAATCTCAACTACATATGGTGCTGGTAATGGTTCTACTACTTTTAATGTGCCTAATCTTCAAGGCAAAATGGCTCAAGGTTATGATGGTAGTACATATAACTTAGCAGGAACTGGCGGTGCTAATACTGTAACAGTTGCTGTGACAAATAATCAAGCAGGATCTAGCACTGTTACTAATAACCAATCAGTTACAGTTACAGGATCTATTGATAATACTTCTTTAACTTCAGCCCAATTAGCTTCTCACAGACATGAAATGAATGAAAACAATGGGCCTATTACTGGTGGTAACTACAGAAAAGTAAATGGCCAACAAGTAAATGATGGTGGGCCAACTTGGAGCCCTAATCCTATGAATGAGGCTGGTTCTGGTACTGGACATAATCATTCTCATACTCTTGCTGGAACTTTAACAGGGACAGTAGCGGTAGCTACAAATTTAACAGGAACTGTAACTGCTGCGGGTACTAATTCTTTTTCACCTTATTTAGTATTAAATTATATTATAAAACATTAGGAGATATTGATGGCAACACAAATTGTAATAGCAAATAATGAAACAATTACAGTAGATGACACTATGTTACTTAACTGGGTAGACAAAGGAAAAGATTGGAACGATGCATGGCTTCCTAACACTATTCATTATGTTATTTGGAATACTCATGTTGGTCAAAATGAAATTCAAAACAAAGATCCTTCTACTGGGGATATGACTGGTAATGTTGCATTAAACTCTACAAGTGATGCAGTAGGAACAACTACTGTAGCTGATCTTCTTACGTGGGCTGATACTAGACTACAACAAATTAGAAGTGCTGAAATAGATTATGGTAATGCACATGAAAATGCTCAAACAAAATGGGTAGATGATGGAAATGCCCTAGAGGATTTTAATGCTGGTAATTCTGCTACTGCTAGTTATTTTGATTTTACTAAATCTTGGCGAGATTATGACGAAGACTATTCTTAGTTTAGCTTTTCTCTTTTTTCAATTCGTAATTGTTCTCTTTCATTAAACGACCTATTTCTATTATTTATTTCTTCTTTTAAAGTAGTACATGGACCATTAGAATCAATGTAATGTAAAAAAACTTGATGGTGCCAACTCCCATCTGCTTCTTCAAAAACTGGTCTCCAATGTTCCACATCTCTTCCTCGATAAACAACTGCATCTCCTTCTTTAATGTTAAGAGGCGTATCATTCATATACAAAGGCCAAACATAATTTTTATTAATATCGTATTTAGTAGTTAGTGTAAGAGAAACACTTATTTCACAAGCAGGTCTGTCTTTATGTCTAAATAAAGAAGAACCTGCCAAATAAAATCTACTATAAGCATAGATAGGAAGTAAAGTAAGTTTAGTTGCTACTTCTATTTTAGGTTTTACAAAATGTAATAATTGACGATAAATAGACATTTCCGAAGAATGGATCGCAAACGACAAAGGAATTTTCGCATCCGCTTTAACATTGTCAAAAGACCTTAAAGTACTAGAAGTAATAAATTCTCTTAAATCTTGGGAAAGTAAATTTTTAATATACTTATAATTTTTTAACGAATCCATGTTACCACTGCATGTCTATCCCCATTGGATACTGGTTTAACAGCATGAGGAAAAATAAAATTACTGGGAAATATTAGAACGGTTCCTTGTTGAGGAGAAACGATATATTCTCCATTAAAAAAAGAAAACTCTCCTCCTTCATAATTATCGTTTAAAACAAAAGAACAACTCAATACCCTAGGAAATAAATCTAAGTGATCTACATGTTCTTTATATTCTCCTTTATCACTTCCTAGGTAAAGTAATTGTTCATATCCCGTATCCTCACACGTTAAACCTGTGCTAAAATAAGGATGAAGATCACTATAAGTTTTTAAACATTTTCCTACTGCTTCAAAAAAAGTACTTTCAAATGTTTTATTTAAACGTCTAATATAACATAAACGATATCGAGGATCGGTTGACTGACTTTCAGCTACTTCAAAATCTTTAAATGCACATGAATTAATAACATCTTCACATGTTTTTTTATTAATAATATTATCAATTGTTACAATATAATCAGTTAATTTTTTCATTATTTAAAACTTTTCTTTTTCCAAAAAATTCTTTTATATCTGTCAAACATTAATGATGTTAAATGTTTAAAACCTCTTCCATGCTCCTTTTCAAAATAAAAACCTTTCCACATTTTCCAAGTCTCTCTTTTAAAAGGAATAACTTGCACCATAGGATCTCCTTTTTTTATAAGAAATTGTTTATCTCTTTTTCTAAGAATAAAAGGAAAATTTATAGGAATAATATAGCTGTCTGTGTCTACTACTCCTGAAATAATGGTCCAATCAGGATTAAAATTGCGGTTCATAGGGTGGACAAATAAACAACTATAACCTGGTGGTGTTTTTATAAGCCACTTATTTTCAAATTTACCTGCATTTTCTCCTATAATAGATTCCCATTCAGGAAGAAGTTGTTGTTTAGGATGTGTTTCTACTTTAGCAAAATTAGCAGGAGTAAAGGTAAAATCAGTATCTGTAGGATCAATAACATAATCTTGATCAAATGGAATAATGTACCCTGCTGTCATAGCGTCTAAGAATGGAACACATGCTTTTACTGTTAATACCTTCATATCATTATTTGCAAAACGAGGCATGTTTTTATATTCTTGAGGAATAAAATGTGTGGCTGGTTTAGGTGGAGGCCATATTTTTTCCATGTCACTATCGGTTGCAATAAACTGTATTTCTAAATCTTTCTTTTTTATTTTTTTTAAAATATTAAACATTAATTACCTCGTATTTAAATGTTGCAACAATTCTTAATTCAGCGCATTGTCGTGATAATTCTCTAGCTCCATGAGGAATAAATCCATCAAAGAGCACAGCTCTACCAGGCCGTGGAATAACAGAAGCATCAATATTATTACATGCTCTATTTAAAAAAATTGTTTCTCCACCATATTTTACATCCCATATTTTATTTAAATAAAACATAATTGTATAAATTTGATTATAATTATCACAAAAATCGTCTACGTGTAGATCATGCACAGTCCCAAATATATTACCACTTGCATAAGCCCTTTTAAATTTAACAAAATTTGTAAGTTTTTCTTTATTTAAAATATTAGTAGCTTCTTGAAATAAAAAAGAATCAATTTTATCTTTAGAATTAAGTAAATAATTAAACTTTCTCCACTGACCTTCTACTCCCCCTCCAATAAAACGCCAAGGTTTTTTTCCCCTAAAAGATTCATCAAGTAGATCTATGGTCCTATTATCAAACACATTATCCATAACTTTAAATAAATTGTTTTGATCCAATTCGTTTGCTGTAAGAATTTTTTGAATAGAATTATTTTGTAGTTTATGTAAATCTTCACGAGGAGTAGTGTTAAAAATCCACACAAGTTCTTCCGCTTTTTCACCAATTAAATCTTTAATTGTTTTTCTATTTTCCTCAGTTTTTTTAGTAAAAATATCGTTTCCATAAATACTATGAAACATACCCGCATAACATACATCTTCGTCTTGACCCGTTTTTTTAAGATAGTCATATACCCCTACTAAATGAGTAAAAAAATTTTTATTTCCATGAGGGACTAACATAGTGTCTTTAGACATTAAATAATTAATACACTTATGATATTTATTCATTTCTATAAATTCCTAAATTAGAAGATATAATAATTCTTTTCCCTTTTTCTGTAGAAGTTCCACTATGGAACATCGCCGAAGGAAAAATAATTAATTTTCCTACTTCAGATTTAATAATTATTTCTTCATCAATAGAGCAATGATTAGGGCTTAAAAATTTAGTATGACCTTGCTGCGTTAAATATAAAACACTTGAATAGTTGTGTTGAGGTTTTTCTAAAAAATGTGTGCAATGATTATGGGCATCATGTAAATTATATCTATTATAAAAAGCACTCCAATAAAAATTAAGATTAAAATTATTATTTTTATTAGCAAAAAGATTACCTACCATTACCATTAACTTTTCGTATTCTAAAAGTTTTACAGGGTTTCCATAATCGGTATAATAACCCTCTCCTATTCCCCCATGCCTAGAATAAAGAGAACTTATTTTTTTAATTTGTTTTTCTTTTTTTAAAATTTCTTCAATAAGAGGCGTGATTTCAGATGTAGAAAAATAAAATTCTTTTAAAGCAACTGCAAAAATATTAGACTCTTTTAACTGCATCTTTATTTTCTTTTATAATAAAATTAAAAGACATAGATCTTCTTATTTCATTAGGTTTTTTTGTTTTAAAAGGTAATACACAGTGCATATGATTAGCTGAAAAAATATAAAAGTCTCCCACAATGGGATCATAGTATTCACAGCTAATTCCATCAGGGGCTACAAAAACTAATTTACCATCTTTAAATTTATGGGGGTCTCGTGCATCATTAATAAACTCAGGAACTTTTAAAAAAAGAACTGTAGACCATCCTGTATTATTATGATGAGTATGTGGCGGGTTATATTCTCCAGCTACCATATCATTCATCCAGCATCCTATAATTTCTAAATCATGTAAACCAGGTCTAAGTAATCTAAATTTACTTAAAGAACCTATATAATGTTTCATACATTCCGTAATACTTTTAAAAGCTAAGGTGCCTTGAATAATAGGCATAAGATCTAATTCACTATCTAATCTTCCCGCTAATCGTGGACCATAAGAAACTAAATTTTTTTTTGCTTTTTCATATTTATTATTAAAATCACTTAAATTTTTTTTAGAAATTTTATATCTCCCTATCGCTTTTCCTTGTAAATAAAAATTATGTTTCATAAAATTAATTTACCTATGTTGTAATGTTCTAATCTATTGTGGCTCCCAAAACTACCTTTAGCAAAAACCTCAAAGGCCAAAGAAAGTCTTAAATAATTTGAAAGATGGGCACCAATAGCATGAGGCAATGCTGCATCAAAAATTAATAAATCATTTTTTTTAGGAAAAAAAGTTACTTTGGTTTGATTATAAATATTAGCTTCTTCAAAACTATAATTTAAATATTGAAAATTATATTTTTTTTCAAAAGAAATAGCATCTTTTTGTTCTTCAATACTTAAATAAAGCACTCCCGTAAAAAAAGAATTAGTGTGATGATGAGCATTTGCTTCAGGTTTAGGGGTATCTACTTTATATAACCAAGAACGGGTAATATAAAATTCAATATCTTTATCTATACCTAATACTTCATAAGTATATTTTTTAAGATGGGTTTCAATTTGATTTTTAATATCTTTAAATTGTTCTAAATTTAAAATACAATCATTAGAAGAAAAGCCCTCATCAAATTCAATACCCTCTAACACATAATTAGAAATATCTAAATTGTCTTGGTATACAATTTGAGGAAATATTTGATATAGCATTCTTCTGTTAATTCCTTCTATTTTGAGGACTTTCATAGCATATTCTTGTTGTCAATAAAACAATTTTAAAAAGTTCTGTTGATTTAGATCAAAATATGTTTACATTAACTTTCACCCAAAATTTAAAATCATAGGAGTTATTATGGAAAATCAAGAAGTATTGAAGGCTATAGCTTCCCTTGCAGATAAGGTGAGTAGATATCATGAACGTTTATTAGTGTTAGAAAGAGAAAATCAACGATTACAAGACTCTTTTTCCAGACATCTTGAAGGATGCTCATGTCATAATGATTCTAAAAACTCCGATGCCAAAGTTATGGTAACTAGTACTGCTGTAGAAACAGAATGTGAGTCTTGTAGTGCTTAATTTTTTTTAGACCTGCCAACTAAATCATCTAATTTAGGGGCAAAAATTTTAACATCTCTTCGTATATGTTCTTCCTGGGTTTCGGTGTTAGGATTATCAATATCATTTTTAACTTCTTCTTCTGAAAAATATTCATAACCTGTTTTGGTATTAGTAATAGTTGTTTCTGATCGACAACTCATTTTAGGTATTTCTCTTCCATCAGCTAGTTTTACTGTTCCAAGCTGCTTAGCTTCTTCTATAATTTTAGGCATTTTCACTCCTCTTAGTTTCTAAATTAAAACTTATTACTATTCTTTCTTCCTTAGATTCATTAGTTTCTACTTCATGGCGAAGCCAAGAAGGAAAAAAAATTAAATCATTTTCTTTTGGCTCCCAAGAAACTCTCCCACTTACATGAATACTTTCGTCTTCTTTTTTAGGAGGAGATAAAATTTCTACTTGAGGCCTAGGATCATGAAAAATTATCTTTCCGCTTTGAGGAGGAACTTTTAAATAAAAAACTCCTGACAGATAATTAAATGCATGAATGTGTAAATGGTTTTTGCTTCCGGGCCCATTTACCATAGCCCACATTCCTGTCATACTAGGTATAATAAAATCTTGAACACTTAAATGATTAAATGCTTCTTGTCCTAAATTTATTATCTCAGATTTAAGAATATTAAAACGATCATCTTCTTGTAAATTAGAAGCACTATGCCACCCCCCTTTATTTGATTTATTAATACCTACGGGATCTTTAGATTTAATTTCTTGTATTACTTTAATTAAATCCTCATAACCACCAAGATTTAAAGAAAATACTGGGGTAATAAATAAAGAATGTAGGTCGATTATAAATCTCCTTTTGTTATTTCTAGAACACTTGCCGTAACATGAATTTGATTAGCGGCATTTGCTTGAACATATAATATATCGCTTTCTTCTAATACAAAAGGTCGCTCTAATAATTCTACTGTAGTGTTAGCAGATATACTTTTTTGATTAAATAAAACAAAAGTAGCAGAAGCACTAGTGTCAGTATATTTAACGTCTACTAAAGTTGTATTAGCCGAATCACTGGCTACTATAATAGAATTAACAATTCCTGTGGTAGGAAAAGTAGGAGCTGTTCCTGTTACACCAGGAGAAGCAGATGGAACAGTATATACTGCTGTTAAATTAGTGTTAACCACATCTAAAGAAGAATTTTTATAGGTATCAGCCAAGGAACCAACTCCTTCCTGAAGATTTATCTTCTATGTCTTGAGCATAAGAAGTATTAAGAGATAAAATTATTTGTTCAAGTAAACGCATAATTTGATCTATTTGAGATTGTTGATAATCTGGTGTTGCATTAGGTAATCTTGTTATAGTTATTTTAGCCATTATGTTTTCTTATTATTTGCAGCAAATTTACGAGCAGCATCAACTGAACCAAAACCCCATTTTTTAAGTGCTAATGCTTTTCTTGTAGGTCTGCCTTTTGAATCTTTCATTGGACCTTTCATACCTGCAAAACGTGCAGCAAAAGATACTCTACGTGGGTTTTTTCCTTTAGCTACTGGAGCTTTTAAATTAGCCCCTTCAGTTCTTTTAAAATGGGCTCTTCCCGCCGCAGTTAAACCACCTGTTTTACTTTTATGTTCTTTTTTCATTTCTTTCCTTGGCTTTTAAGAATAGCTGATTGAGTAGGTGCGCCCTTTGCACCTTTTTTTCGCATTTTCTTACCAGCTTTTTTCTTTTTGTGAATGTTATACCACAAACCTTTTTTAGCTATTTTCCCTTCTTTCGTTACATGTGTATTCTTTTTCATTATCTTCTCCCATCAGGTCTAAGTTGTAATTTCATTGAACCTAGTCTCCAGTTAGTTTCATCTACTACATCAGTAGCAAAATTTAATTTAACAGATCTTCCTCTACCTCTTACATTAATTTTTTGCGTTGTACTACTAACATTACCTGAGGTTGTTTGAGAAACCGTAGATTGAGGATAATCTTCCAATGTTAATGTTACAGTCATTTCTTTTGCTAAATCAGTAAAATCAGGAACAAATTTACTTACAGACATAAAGTTGTCGCCATCTGCAATTTCAATAGATCCTGTGGTTAAAGAAGCAGTAATAGCTGTTCCATTTGCTTGATTGTTTCCTTTTTCGTGATTGTATAGATAAGATGCTCCGGCTGTTACCCCAAATGGAGTATTGCTTACTCCCGTACTTGTAGTAGCATTGGCGGTTACAGTAGAATCATATTGACTAGCAATAGGAAACTCATAGGTAAAGTTTCCAAGATAAGTAGTTCTTCCTAAAGTGGAAGTGTACCACGTTCCTTCTAAATAATTATAGACTACTACTCTATCTATTTGAGTAGCACTTGAAGAAGGATAAAACCATAAGACTTCATTAAACTCAGGATTAACTCCACATGCTATATCATTTTTATTTGTATAACTTAAATCATCATAAATATAATCTTGTACAGAACAAGGCATTTTTTTAACAACACCATCGTACATGTAAAAAGCATCATCACCCATCCAATACGCTTTACCATTAACATCAATAGCTGCATGTTGAGCAATTAAACCACAATTAGCACCTAATTGTCGTTGTCCAAAAGTAAAAGGAGTTCCTACAAATTGAACACCGTGTAGAGAAGTATCGGTCCATACTAATATTTGACCAGTAGATCTTACGGCTCCCACTATACGTGAACCGTCAGCAATTCTAAGTGATCCTGCTTCATTCGTAGCTGTAGGAGCCCATGTAGTTAAACTTTCTCTATCAGCAAATCTAAAAAATAAATCATCTTGGGTGGCAGCATCTGTAACTGTGGTAGATGTACCAAATAAAAATAAGTGTCTTGTGTCCGATGATACTAAATTAAATCGGGAAGCAACCGGGGCTGTTGCCCCAAGGGTCACGGCTCGTGTACCGGTTCCATTTGATTTATCCCATTGATAGGTTCCCCCATTTAAAACAGTAGCAATTAAATCTTCCCCAAAATTATCTAAAGACCATTGACGGGCATAAAGAGTTACGCTTGAAGATGATCGAGGCGTACTCCATGTACTTAATCCCCATGTTAAAACTCCCCAACCATAACCATATGTAGATGTAGAATTACCTACACTAATTTGATAAGTAGCAGTAACTGATCCACCTCCAGCAGCCGTAGTTCCAGTAGCATTGGACGAGTAAGTAATTGTATAACTATTAGCATCTATAACTGAGGTTATTTCAAATTCATTATTAAATTCTATACCATCAACAGTATTAGTAGCACTTCCATTATCAAATTGAACAAAATCTCCTACACTTGCACCGTGAGACGAATCTGTTACTGTTACTCCTGCACCACCACTTGTGGTTGCGAAAGGATTAGTTAAAGTTCCACTTGTTCGTCTAATAGGTGTAATATCAAAAACTGCACCTTCTGAGTAAAGATAAAGTTTTCTATCTGTTCCTAAAGCTAAATAACGAGTGCCATCTAAACTTATCCATGAATGAGTGTCACGAACCACCCCAATAAGTGTTTCATTAGGGTTAGGGAGGTATTCCCATCCTTTCCATCTTTCAGGTTTTCCATAATGAAATCTAACTAATTGAGAGTCAACATAACGTCTTTGATCCCCTGCTGCATAAGCAGAATCTTGTTTATCTACACCAGGTAAAAATTTTAAATCAGTTAATTGCATGCTTCCTTATACTAAATTATTTCTTGTTTTGTGGCAAGAATTGAGTTCCTACATTCCCTTTGAAGACATAGGTTCCATGATGGTTTAAACCACTTACCACATCAGCATAAACTCTTCCACCAATTTTCTGCCATAATCGACAAAAAGCATAATCTTCTGATAAATAACGTTTGGTTTCTGGTTCAATTATTGTATCAAAAAAAGCATAGTTCCATTGTGAGGTATCATGATAATCAAACTGAGTTTCGTGGGGTTGGTTTAAATGTTGATCTGATTTAAATTTTAATTCAGGATAAGCTTTTGCCATTTTTTCAAATACTTGCCTTTTTATTAACATAAATCCTGTCGCCCCATCCATTACTTCTATAAAACCCTTTTTTA